AAGTTCGCCCCCTTAATGAAACTGAACAACGATCTCAACCTCCTCCTTCTTAATGCTTTTTGTAGCAGAAATGGACAACTCTTCTCTCTTCTTGCGGGTTTTTGCGTTTTCGGTGATACTGTCCTTTCTTTTTGACGTGCTGTTACGGCTATTCATGTCTTTCTCAATCGTATCATAATTCTCTTCAATGTACTCTATGACCTTATTCTCAATGGCCCACTTGAAGAAATTCAGCTGCCCAATGGTAGTTTCAATACACGTACCATTTTTGTAGGGGACGCTTATTCTATCCCAACGACAAAAGGGATCAAATCTCTTCTTAGAATACGCCTTCAACTTGAGTTTGTAATCAAAGTAAACCTTGAATCGGATCATGTGACCATTTGAGTCTTCGGTCGTATACAATGTGTAATATTTCTTGGCATAATTGGTAGCGAACCAATCCACAATCCGCAAGGAGATTTTTGACTCGCCGGTAATAATCTTTAGCATTCTACTAAGGCGATTATCCGTTTTGTAGAACTCCAACAGGTTATTTAGTAATAATTCATTTTGCGTAGTATAATTTGCAACCGCACTCATTATGTAAAATGTTTGATTTTTATTTAAGTCGTTTGCTTAAAATACTATTTATTTCGCAAAAATAAAAACTAATACTATTATATAAAATGCAGGACCTTATGGCTATGTTTTTCGGACCTTTGAGCAAGCAATCGTGTGTTTACTTTCTCATCTTGTCTATGCTCTTCTTCGTAATCTTGGTATTTACATTGCTCGCAGATTTGTACTTTATTGTTAAGAACTACAAGATCATGAACTACAAGTTTGTTCAGGGCGGCACCTTAATCGCATTTAACTTATTTATCGCATATTTTGTTAACCGATTGATGTACACCATGTGCTCTAAATCCCTCATCTAATGCGGCGCATCTAATGACGATCTAAGAGTGTTTTGCGGTTGCCCGATTCTCTCCCTGTGTCGTGTTAACTGGTTTTAAAAATTGGTCTCGTATTGAAATATCGTTGACGTAACTGCTCTCGCCCAAAAATGGATTGAACCCAATTTGCTGAACCATGTCCCTTCCAGCAATTTTGGTATCTAATTCTTCCCGTTTGTTTGAGACCTTAAATCCGGACCCAGCTGCGGCATGTGTTTGGTTTAATATGTCCCACGTATTTTCATCATGATTTAGCGCGGACGTATATGCAGCGGAGTCCATATCTTTGCTAAACTGTTTATTCTCTAATTCTTGGACATGTTTTAAACGCCTTGATCTTTCATATGGCTCGCCTTTAGTCCATTTCCATTCCATCTTAATAATATACATAAACCGTATTTTATATTATTAACAATCTAACTTATTGCATTTTCTTTATAATATTCAGCTGTTTTGTAAATAAGAACTTTTCGTCCGTTCTTCGCCGACGCTTTAGATTACATTCCAGGCACGCCAGGTGGAAATTTGTTAAATTATGCCCCAAATCATTGTTAATCCGGTCAACCGACCATTGGCGACTTTCTCTCGAAATGTCGTAGATGACATTCATTTCGCCCCTGCAATATCGACACTTTAACTCGCATTCTACCATTTGAACGATGACAGACTCCAGAGTTAAAAATTGGGTTTCATCGTATCGATTCTTTATCCTATCTTGTTGTTTATATCCTGATATTTTTTTGTTAATCTCCTGAATTGCAATTTTTGATACATCATCATCATCATCTCCATGCTGAAACCCGTTATTCGCGATACTTTTAATCATGTGCAGTTGGGTTGCATATTCAAAGTTCTCATTTGAAAAGCTCCATTTTTCGGATTGCACGCGTTTTTTCGCTATTTTTGTTGCACCCGATTCGCTGTTTAAATTCTTAATTTGGCGTTTATTATGTATACCTGATATATTTATTGTTTTCGAGTTATCTTCCATATATGCTATGGGATATAATATATTTGTACATTAAACTGATATAAACCTTTCCGATAAATAATATATTTTGCGAAAATAGGTTAAACTCAACTCCACATATTACTATATACATACCATGGAGGAATTACCCATCACCGTCGACGAATGTCACGAGCTTAAAAATATTAAATACAAAACAATGTTATTAAATGGCGTTCCCACGAATGAAACAAAACCTTCTAATGATATGTCCAATCTTGAAAAATTTCTTGAGGCGGAAAAGACGAATAATGGAAATGAACCGTGGTGCAAATTAAACAAGACAAGTAAAATCAAAAAACTGGGCGAGTATGTTGAAAACTATAGTAAGACGAATAGTTTAGATGAGGATGAGGCGAAACACCTTACTGCATTTTTAAAGGATAGTTTAGATAAGAAACGGTTGTCGCGAGTTAAAGACGTTATTTACGACAAGGTCACCGGACTAATTAAGGACGTCCCTGCTCTCGCTTACAATAAATCAACCCGACATTTTACATTAAAAAACATTGATAAGCGTGTTTCTACATTAAAGTCACTTGCGCCAAAAAAAGGGGCGGTGACTCCCCGCGGCAAATCTGTCGCATCAAGCAGCAAGACCCCTGCCGCAGAACCAGATGAAAAATAATACCGACGACCCTTTGTGGGTGGTCTGTCTTTAATATAATTGGCCAATTATATTAAAAACATTTAAACTACTATATATAGTAATATACCAGTATGTTAATTTCTGAATTAGAAGATCTATCCGATATTATAGACACGTTAATATTTGAAGATGAGCCTACCATATTTACAGATGATTATGCGGCGGAGTTTGTTGAAACCGCATTGCAATTAATGAGCGAATATGTAGAACTGCATCCACAATCTATTTTTGACCCAGACTTTCGTGATGTCCTATTAGAAGAAACGAAGGACATTTTATATATTCAACTGGAAGACTATATTAATGACAGCAATAGTGGTAACGATATTGAAGATGACATGGACGATATTCTTGACGATGCTCTGACTATTTTTTTATCCACGTTTTACCCTGATAAATTAAATGATGTAAATACAGAATCTGCCGGGTATGAAATTACTGACGAAGAAATATGTGATATTGAAAAGAAAATACAGAGGCTGCGCGATATCCCCCAGCCAGTTCAGCGAACCCCAGAGTGGTATCAGTTTCGGTGGAATCTAATTACCGCCAGCAACGCATGGAAGGCATTTGAGACACAATCCAGCATCAATCAGTTAATATATGAAAAGTGTCAGCCATTAAAAACGGTAGATGATGAACCGGATGAGGAAGTCAAAATGGTTAATGTAAACTCGCCGATGCATTGGGGGCAGAAATACGAGCCTTTAACAGTCATGGTCTATGAGCACAGTTACAATACGACCGTTGAGGACTTCGGCTGCATTCAACATCCACGTTACTCGTTTGTGGGAGCATCCCCCGATGGCATTGTTGTTAATCAGGACTCTGATCGATTTGGGCGAATGCTGGAAATTAAAAATGTTGTTAGTCGTGAGATCAACGGCATTCCCAAGAAGGAATATTGGACACAAATGCAGCTTCAAATGGAAGTATGCGACCTTGACGAGTGCGATTTCTTGGAAACCAAGTTTACTGAGTACCCAGACGAATTGTCATTTCAAACAGATACAAAGGTGAATGAGGATGGTGAACGCGAGATACTACTATCAGCGGACAACAAGAGAAAGGGCATCATTTTGTATTTCAATACGACAGAGGGCACTCCATTTTATAGTTATAAGCCGCTCGATATTGTTACCCCCGAGGACATACGTGAGTGGGAAGAAACAGAACTGAGTAAATATGAATCGTCTCAATATAATTATACCTTTTTGAAATTTATTTACTGGAAACTTGAAGTGATTAGCTGCGTTCTTGTATGCCGCGATCGCAACTGGTTTAAAAATAATATTCTACAGCTGGAAAAAGTGTGGAAGATTATTGAAGAAGAGAGAGTGACCGGGTACGCACATCGGGCGCCCACTAAGAAACATAGAAAAGAACCCGCGAAACCCTTTGTTGAGCAAACCACGCAGGGCTGTTTATTGTATTTTAATAAAATCATCAAGGTAGATACGAACGCACCGGAATAGGGATACATACAT